TAACTGCCTTCCCAGACCCGAAGGGCGCTAAATTCGCTGCTCATTAGCTTACGTTTTAACACATCTTTGACCGCTTGTGTATCGGTCCAAGCCACTCCAGCCTCTTTTAGCCACACATTGAGCAAAGCCAGGTCAACATTGCCAACGTGCTTGTAGTCGGAGGCAAAGCTGTTCTTCGTTACCTCACGGGCCTGCGCAGCGTCTTTTAGCATGTGTGATGCGTCAAAGGTCCGCTTGATAACCATGTTGTCGTCGTTATCAAACGAGATATTTTCCGAAATCTTGGTTGATGTATTAATCATTTACCCAAGCCTCGTTAATGTGGATGGTTGACGGATTGTCAGCGCGAAGAGTGCCGTTCTCGTTGCGAGCGCGTTTTTTCTTTGCTGGCGCTTTGGCTTTGGCCACTGGCTTTTCAGCCTCAAGCGCACCAGCGCGAATTTCGTTTATTGCTTTGATTTCGTCAGCGGGAAGGTCGATCACGTCGCCTTTGAAAAACTTGCCAGCAGATGTAAAAACATTTGCAACGGTTACTGTGGCTTTTGTCATTTTAGTCTCCGTTTAAAGTGAAAATGGGGGCAGTCTCCCGCCCCCATCTCTTAGATTATGAAGTTGTACAGTCGGCGATGATGCCGTTTGCAGCTTCATTTTTGGCGCAGAGTGTAAGTTCTGTCACAACTTGGCGAGTAGTGTTGTCGCCAGTTTTTGCCAATGCCACGTTCTTCGTGCCACGCAGAGAAGCAACTTCCCACATGTTATCTTGCATGATGAACACGTCGCGCGAACGGTTTTCGCGGGATGGCATGAACTCTACAGTACCCCAAGGTGTGACGTACACAGCCAAGGATTTAACAACGCGCTCGTCGCCAGCTTGTACGCTGGAACGCTGGTTGTTGTTACCTGTGAAGCCCAGAGCTACATTCATTTGGAATGCAGACAGATACACTGTGTCAGGCTTACCGCCAGCAACCCAGATTGACTGCATAACAGTGTCAAAGTTGGCTTGTGAGAAAGCAGCCTGTGTTCCGTCTGTACGGGCGTCTGTACCGTCCCCGGTTGGGTCTGCACCGCCGGAACCAGCTACGGTGTTTGTTGTCAACCAAGCTGGTGCGCCTGCAAGCTCACGAGCAACTGAAGAAGAACCAGCTGCACGAGCATTGTTGTCGAAAAGTGCTTTTTCGATGTCCAATTTTTGCTCTTTGGCGATTTTAAGTGTTTGATATGCAATCTCTTTTGCGCGACCTGCGTTATCGACATTATCGTCGGAGTCGGATACGACAACGGCGTTTTTGAAGATTTGCGTGTAGTTGCCCAAACGAGTTGTCGCTGTGCGAGCCTCGGCAGTGGTTGCGTCACCCTCGATGTGAGCGTTGGCGGCAGAAGCGCGGAGGCTGTCTGTTTGCCACTCTACGAAAGTGTTGCGTGCGGCCTTTTTAGCAGACTTGCTGTAAAAGGGTGTTTCCTCTGGCGAAATGTTGTGGATAACATCGCTGAGGTCTTCACGGATACCCACGGAGTCATAGGTATCAAATGTGTTGGTTGGCTGTGCCATTAGTGTGTCCTTTCAAAGACTTACTGATTTAAGATCAAGCTCAATGCGTCGTCGATTGAGCCAGTTTTCTGCAAGCGCGACTGCGCTTTTTTACGAGTTGCAACATTTCCGTCTTGCCGCTTTTTCGCACCAGCTTTCACCACTGGCCGGGCTTTCTCACCTTTGGCCTGTGTTGATTTGCGCTTGGCCACCAGTGCGCGGTACTTGCGGGCGTCATTCAACGCTCGCACATAACGTGCATCTGACACGGCAGCCATTTCGTCTGCCGTAAAGCCATATTCCATGCCAACATTAACCAGCTCACCCTTCAATCGCTCACCCTTTTCTGGGTCAGCCATCTCTGGGATGTGTTGCTTCAAGATTTCAGCCTGCTCTTGCAGATACGACTGGTGCGCCTGCGTCTGCCGCTGAGCTTGTTGCTGCTGCATTTGTTGCATTTGGAATAAGTTTTGGTCGTACTGTGCCTTACTCTCGTCATACTTGAGTTTCTCTTCCATGTACCCGATTGGGTCACTTTCAAACAACTCGCGTGTTGGCGGGGTTGGGGCTTGCAGTCCACCGTTTTGTGCTTGCTGGTGCAGCTGCAAAATTTGTTGCTGCTGCTGTTGCAATACGGCTGCCTGCTGCTGAATTTGCTTGCGCGCTTCAGCGGCTTCTTGGAACCGTTTATTAATTGCCGCTTGTCCCGCAGCAGATTGCTTTAACTGATCCAGTGTCCACATCTCTTCTTTTCCGTCAACTTTGACGGGGATGAGATTGGTGTCTTCAGCTTGTGCCTCTACTAGGTCTTCGTCGTCAATTTCGACATCATCAAGATCATCGCCTTGATCTTCGCTGGATGCCTCAACGTCATCTTGCTCTTCGTCTGCAACCTCAACTTCTTCAGACTGATCGTCATCAGGCTCAATCATTGCGTCCACAGCTGCGTCAAAATTATTGTCCTCAGAAGTTTCCTCTGAGGGTGCGAGTAGGCTATCTACTGCGTCTTCTAGGGTAGTCGATTCCATCGGTGCTACGTCCTTTGTTTGCGATCCAAAAGTGTCTCTGCTGCAAGTGCAGCGTCGAGCGTCACTTCGATCTGGTTAAGCGCACGGATTATCGCGTGCGCCTCTTCACGGGCAACCACGTCAGCTGCCCCACTGCTCGCAAAAACCTGCATTTGGTTTTCGCGCACACTCTGCATAAACTGCTTAAATGCAGTGTCGTTTTTCAAACGGCGGGCCTCATCGGCCTCTATGCGTATTTCTGTTGTCATTGCTGCGGTATCCCTTGAGCCATGCCTCCAATCATGCGCATCTTGTCCTGCTCAGCTTGGATGCGGGCCACGTCAACCGACGTGCCGTACTCGCCATAAATCTTTGCAGCGTTTACCAGCAAGTCTTGCGCCATCTGATCCCGCTTGAGATCGTCGTTGGCCGCTGCCTTCTGCATTTCAAGTTGCAGCTTGGCCATGTCGGTCTGCGCCTTGGTCTGAGCCTTCATTTGCTCAGCCTGCAAGAACGCGGCGTTTGGATCAGATGCTTGACCCTGCTGAGCCTGTGCCTGCTGCTGCATTTGCAGCATCTGCATCTCAATCTCTGGTGTGATCGGCGCAAAGTAACGGTCAGCATTGCGTATTCCCGACACCGCCAGCTGGTCGGCCAGCGTATTGCGAATGTTGGTCAGGCTCACCAGACCATTCATCGGGCCATAGTTTTGATAGACCATTGTTTGCATCTGGAGAGCTTGGTTGAGAGCCATTGCCTTCTCTTCCTCACGGCCAGTGCCGAGGCCCACGTTAATGGCAACATCCATTGACTGGTTCCAAACGCGAGGATCAATAGGCACAAACATGCCATTCATCCGCATCATTTGCTCTTCGTCAACATTCTTGCTCATCAAGCGCAACATGATGCCAAATAGATCACGCATACCATCGGCAAGGTTGCGAACCATAACTTCAACCTGACCAGCTGCGGCCTGCACAGTAGCCTGCACAGCGGCCTTTGTGGTTGACTGCATTGCATCAGGGTCTAGGCCCATTGACGCCCTAGAAACGCCTGTCTTGCTCTCTACGAGGCCGTCTAGGTATGTCAGCGCGCCAAGTGTCTGCCCGGCAGTAAATGGAACGGACAATTCTTGGACTGAACCGGGCGCGCGCATACGCACAATTGCGCCGATCTCGTTGTTGAGAACGTCATCAATGTTGACCGCACCTTCGACAATGCCAAGGCGAGGGTTGTTCGTCATCGCCACGTTGTCAAGAATAGATCGCAGCACAGATGTGGCTGCGTCTTGGTCATCCATAACAATCTCGGCCAGTGAACGACCATAGAACGCGTGTGGCTCTGGATCGACCTCAAACTTGGCAAACGGCAACTCATCGCATGGCTCAAAGTCCAGCAATTCGTATGACGTTCCGCCACAGATTAATTTGTGCAGAACGGGTATGCCAGTGCCGTCAACGTCAATGCGCATATACGCTTCAGTCACGGCGACGTTGCGCATGGATGGATCTTCAATGTCCTCGTCTGAGGTGTCCATGTCGTAACCACGGCGCTCATACATCTCGGCTTCTGTCATATCAGAGCCGCTTTCAAAGCTATCCAAGTCAAGCACTACGTCTGGGTCAAATCCCATTGCGATCAAATCGCCAGCGCGCATGTCGGTGCGGTGGGCAACAATATAGGCGTCGGCCAATGAGCGTGCGTCACGGTTGATGAAGAACTCTTCCGGCGGAACGCTCTCAATGCACAGCTCGCCCATATCTTTCTGGCGGCTCAGCTTAACGCTGTGGACTGGCATCTCAATTTCCATACCCATTGGATCAATCTCAATGGACATTTCAACCGTATGCTCCAGCACAGTCACGCTATCGTCTTCGATTAAATATGTGTATTCGTCGTCGGACAGGTCAGAAAACGTGTAAATCTCGGCCTCTGGATATGTCATCCAGTATGCCTTCACGATGCCTTGCTTTTTGACCAGCGCATCCTGGAAGGCGTCATTCAGCACGCGGTATCCGTTTAGCCGGGTAAACTCATGGTGCATAAACTCAGTGGCCTGCTCAGCCATCGCCACGTCCTCTGGTCCGCGCGGCACAAACTCAACTGGCTTGGCTGTGCTGAGGAATATGCGCATCAGGCTTGGCTTTACAGAACGTACAGTATCTCGTACTTTTGTGGCGACTACCTTGCTTCGGCCGTCCTCGTAGCCAAGGTCAACCTCACCGTCATAGTAACGCTGCGCCTTGATGCGATCCTCGCTGATTTCGCCCTCAACAAAGTCCACCGCATCAGAGATTGCGTCCTGCACAATGCCTTCGATTTCGCTGCGTGATTTTGGTTTAAGTTCCATTATTGTAGCTCCTGAGCCTGCAAGCCGCTTAATCTAGCAACTATGTCTTGGACTAATTCTTTGGTTACAACTTTTGAAGGCTCCGCAACGCCGCCAGAGCGAACTAAATCCTCAAGAGCCTTGCGAGAGGTTTTAATTTTAGCGTTGTAGCCCAACTTCGCAAAAGAGGCTGCCGTCATGCCCATGATTTCATAGGCGAAATTGCCGGGGATAGACAAAAGGGCAATACTCATCCCAGAGGTTAAACCGTTAGATGTAGGGGCCAACTTGCCAATCGTCGCTAATACTTTGCTGCCTATCGTGCCGTCCGCAACCTTTTTCAGCGCGGCTAATTCGTCGGGCGACCAAAACGCAGCGGCCCTGTCGTTGTTGAGTATTTTGGTAGCAGCGGCTTGAAACGCCTCACCAGTCTTAGGTATTAAATTTCCTTTTTTTGCGTTTTGAGTTGCCTGCGCAAAATACTTGTCTAACATTCGGGCTTTTGCGTACTTAGAATTTGCTGCCTTTGCGGCCTGCATTAACGCAGCATCCCTACTGCCGTCAGCAAGAACGTCATCCATTTTCTTTAGCATTGACAAAACCTCTGGCGCGTCCGGCGCGGTCTTGTATATTTTTCCTAAAGCCTTTTGAAGCTCGTTAAACTTTGACAAATTCATTGCCCCAGATTTTTCAACTTCATCAACAAGGGCCAGCGCCTTTTCGACGGATGGCTTTGCTGATAGTATAATGTCGTCCATGTTTAGGACGCTCCTCATGTCCTGCACCAAGTATGCTGTCTGCGTACCTGTCAAGCCAGTTCCCTCTGACTTCAAAAGATCATACGCAGAGTTTTTTTCTGCTTTTAATGTTGGAAGCGTTGGAGAGGTCACGTTCTTTTTTTGAAACGCAGATAGCGTTTTGTTTGCCGCGTAAGGGGCGATCAAAGCTCCAGCAATCCTTGCATAAGGCTCGGCAGCTGTACCTTCTGTAATCTGACCAGCAGCCTCGCTTCCAGCTCCGGCAGCAACAGAAGCCTGCATTAGCTTTTTACCGCCACCCAATATTCCTCCGGGTCCAACAAACTCACCTATAGTACCCACAAACTGCGCGGGCGTGCTTTCGCCACGGTACGCCATAGCCTTATCGCCGCCAAAGGTAGAAAGCGCAGCCTCAATCCCTCTGCCTGTTGCCGTATCCAATACAGGCATTTCATTTTCGATCTCAGCGCCAGCAAGCTGGGCCAGCTCTTGACCTCCGCGAATCACTGCACGGCCAAGCATCTCTGGGGTTTCCGCTAAACCCTTAACGCCCCTTGCCATACCAGCAAGACCAGCTCCAGCAATATCTTCAAACGCACCGCTTTCAACTTGCTGCAAGTTTGGGTAGCGAGTTACGCCTTGCTCATCAACGTATGGCTCTGTTGGGGCTGGGGTTGCCTCTGGCTGTTTTTTCGACGCAAAGTAACTTCTTGCGGTGGCCTCATCTGGAAACTGCGCAACAGTTCCGTCACCCATATCAACGTTAATTGGCATTATACTGGCTCCAACTCTCCCGTTGCAGGGTTGAATTTAAGGTCAATTTTAGTGTCGCTGTCTGGACCCAGCCCCGGAGCTGTTGCCGGGTCTACGCCCTCCAACTTAACAATTTGACTTGGCTCCAAGCCAACCCGCATTGCCTCCACAGCCCTTGCCCTAGCGGCTTTCTTTTCAGCAAGTTTTGCTGGGTTGTCCCCGACCTCTGGAATATAAATTGCTTTGTAAAAAACCCACTCGCTAGGGGTAACTGCCGCGCCAGTATCTTTCCGCAGAATAGGTGCCAAAAAGTCCTTACCCAAAACCTGCGCCTTCTGGTACTCGTCAGACTGTAAATACCGAGCTAGCCCCGTAGGGTCCATTTCCGCAGCCGCGCCCAAAGAATCTACCAAGCTGTCTGCAACTGGATCAAATAATTTTAAAGCGTCCTGTGATCGTTTGTAAAATCCTATATTTTTTGACTGAGCTTCAGTCATGGGCTTTCCGGCCGATTCACCCTGCACAAATTCAAATCCACCGTCAGGAGTAGTTCTAATGCTCATTTTGTTTTTGTTCAAAAATGACTGAACCGACGCATTGTATTGATCTTTGCTGATATTTCCAGCCTGCAAATCTGCATTTAGCTTTGCAAACTCACTGTAAAGTTTAGGCGATGCCGGAGCTTTAAGCCCAGCACTAAACGCAGCCAAATCTTTTTGCCTTTGAAACGCAGTGTCAGCAGCCTTTTCACTCTGCAAAACACTAAACGCTTCTCTTGCGCCAATTGTGTTATTCATCACAGCATTTGCTAAATCGTCCCGACCCTGCTTGCGCAGCATGTCAACAGTTTTGTTTTTCGACATGCTTGCCGCACGCTGCACGCCTTGCTGGCGTATGCCTTCGCCGCCACGCAAGTCTTTCAGGATTAACGGGTCAAGCGCCGCAGCAAAGTTTTGCAGCGGGCTAAGGCCAGTGTCTTCGTCAGGCTTCATGGCTTTATCAAATAGGCCAAGGAGACCGCCACGCGGCTGACTTGGCTGCTGCGGATTCATAACCATTTACTTTTAACCTCCAATTACATTTGCCCCGAGCTGCAAATAATTAAACAAGCCGGGCTTCATGCTTTGCGTAGTGGTTTGTGGCGTTGGCGTAACGCCAAGCGCAGCCAGCGGTGCTTGAAGCGCTTGCTGTGGCGCGCCAGTGTAGCCAGCGTATTGACCTTTGGCGGCGTCGATAAGCGCCTGCTGAATGCCCTGCTGAAGCAACCCAGCTTGCTGCTGTTGCTGCTGAATAGTTTGACCCGTTTGGAACGCTTGCTGACCCAAGCCGCCGAGCTGGGATGCTGCGCCCAGTCGAGCCTGACGATCTGCCATTGCAGCCTGCAGCGCTTGGCTGTAGTTTTGCTGACGCTGCTGCGCCGCAATATCGCCTGCCATGCGGCCGTACTCGCCAGCCATCACACCTTCGGCAACGCCCTGACGTGAGCCGCCAAATGCGCCCGCCGCAGTTGCCTGCGCGCCAAGTGTGTTCATGGCCATTTGACGTTGACGTTCAATGTCCTGCTGCGTCCGATCTATGACCGCGCTGGTGTACGGGTTGGCATACGCGCCAACATTTAGCGGACCCTGCATGGCTTGCTGTGTGCCTTGCATTGCTTGCTGCAAACCGCCCGCTGCTGCTTGGTTCACATTGAATTGACCCTGCGGAGCCATAGGGGCAAATTGACCCTGCTGTGGCATTGCTTGAGGTTGCATTGTTTGTGCTGGTGCTGCGCCTGCCATTTTATGAATCCTTCTTTACTAGGCCAACTGCAAAGAATTGGGCTGTGCGGGCTGCAAAGTGAATAGCGCCCTTAATTGTACGTTTCTTGCCGCGAGCAAAGTCAATATAATTACGAAACTCTTGGTAATGATCGGCGGCCTTGCCTTGTTCAATCTTGCTGCGACCAAGGTGACGATAGCCTCTGCGGATTGCTTCGCCCCACCACTTGCCGTGCAGAACTTGCATACACCACACAACGGCTTCGCGCTTGGTGGCTGGTGAAAACGCGCCTGAGTTAACTGCGTGGGTTGCAACTACGCAACCGTCGTTGCTGCTTCCAGCATAACCGCTATCAGTACTGCTGTCCTTTGCGCCAGATCCAATGTTAAGCGCTCGAGATATTGCGTTTCCGGGAAGGTCAACTTCATCTGGGGTGGGTGGAGCAAGTGTGCCACTAGAATTTGAACCGTTGTAACTAGAGCTAAAAGCAGTCGGATCAAAGTCATACCCTCCAGAGCTTGCTTGACCAGAAATGGGGTTCACAATACTCATACTTGGATTGTAGGTTGACCCGCCAGACGCAGCAAAGTCTTTGCCTTGCTGCCCCATTGCATACTCTGGAGAAACAGAAGCAACAATATTGTCAGCTATATTTCCAGTAATACCGGGAATGGGCGTAAAGTCACCACTCAAGCCTCCAGTAACAAGCGAGCCACCGTATGAGCTTGCGCTAGACGGGCTTTTAAATGAAGGCTCAACATTAAATAAACCTTTGCCAGCGTCGATAATGTTGCTGTTAGCATCTCCAGTAATGCTCATTGCCAAATCATCTTGAGCAATTCTTGCTGCGACGTTGGCTGGGTCATTAACATACGCTTGCTGCTCTGCCGTTAGCGTGTCTGTCATTGGGTTGTAACCGCTACCGGGGGCTACAATGTTACCAAGCTGCATTGTTTCGCCTTGCGTCAGTGTAGAGCTTGGAGGGCGCTGCAATGCAGCAATATTTAATTGGTTCTGGCGCTCTGCCGCAGCTTGATCCGCCATCGTGCCATAGCTGGTGTAATCAATCGGAGCGAAGTTGCCAGCCGTTGCGCCGCCAGTATAAGGATTAATAAAAAAGCTATCAATGTAAGCCTTCTGGCCTGGGCGACGCTCACCCAATGTCTGCAAGGCCTCCTCATAGATTGGGGCAGAGGAATACCCCTGCACGCCGCCTGCGTAAGTTGTCGCTGGCCCCATGCCGCCCATAATGTCTTGCTGGGACATGCCCCCACCCGACACACCAAACGCGCCAGCTGTGTCGGCGATGTTTTGAAAGCCAGCCTGCTGCATGGGCGTAAAAGCTGCAACGTCTGGACCGTAATACGGCGTATAGCCGATCTGTGAAATACGCTCAGCTTTGTTCAGGTTGCGCTGTGCAGCGGCCTCAATGTATTCTGGGATTGTAACCGATGAGGTTGTTGATCCACCTTTTCCGCCAGACATTATGCGAACTCCTTGACGTATGAGGCGTGTTGAGCTTTCCAGCCATGCGCCTTTAATGGTTTCTTCCAGCCAGTGCGGCCAGACATTGTTAGGGCAGAGCAGCCTTGTGCCTTAGCCCATGCTATCACATCACTATGCATATCCAAAATCTGCTCCAATTCACCGCCGCCGAGAAAGACATTCAAAACTTTCTTTTTGGGATATACCACAATTTCAGTTACTATGCACCCCTTTGGCGTTGGCCACAACTGCAACACGCCGCGATGCAACCCAGCGACAATATCTTCAAAGTCGTGCGTGCCGCCAGAATACTCCAACGCCGCCTCAATCCACTTTCGACATCTGTTAATCTCGTTATCCATGCAACCTCGTTATCGCAATGGTTGAGGACGGCGCTGCGGGTGCAAACGCCGTTGCCGCAGTTGAGTGCAAAAACCCAGTAGTGCTATCAACAGCCCACATCGCCTCCAAGTAATCTCCGGCGGCAAAATTAAATATTGCAGACCTGCTAACAACAAGGACCGAACCGTTTTGATGCAGTGCGCTTTTCATTGTTGACCCAGCAACGTCTGTGCCGTTGACGCGAGGCCAAAACCAGAAGTTTACAGTTGAGCTGGACGTGGACGCAATTTGCGCCGAAAAGCTAACCATGTACTGGCCAGCCTCCTCAAAGACCAAGCGCGAGGCTGGTGTGCCGTTTGTAATGCCCTCGGCAATGCTTGATGTGTACGTCAAGGCGTAGGCAGTGTTTGTAGATGCCGCTGTCTGATCCGTTGTAATGCCGCCAGCATACTGGCCGTCTTCCAGCACGATTTGACGAAACTCACCGTTCTTAGAAACGACAGGGTAGCCGTTTACTTCATCCCATAATATCACCCCATTCTCAGAAGGGTTGTCCGTTGCTGTTTTAAATCCTAGCTTTGCTAAGTTTTGCTGCAAGTATAACGAAAGTTGACGCCCCCACTGGCGCAAATCTGGGCCAATAGGGGGTAATATTGGGGCTGGCATTATCTACGCCCCCCAGCCTGAATATCAACCCGCATATTGCCAACCCTAAAATCTGACAAGGCTGCGCCCTCGACGCGCATTCTAATCTGACGGCCAGTAAACCTAACTGACGTAGGGTTGGACGTTGCAAAAGGCCCGTGGCTTGTTTCAGCGCCGTTGGGATAGAACCTTGTTTTGAATGTTAAATTTACTTCGCCCTGCGCCTTTTCATCTGGAATAAGGCTGGTGATCCGCGCCACTTGATCCCCTGAGCCTATAGATATAGGCCCAGTTTCGGCAAAGATTGATGAGCTATCAACATTTAGTCCAACCTCATGGTCATATATATCGCTATCTGCATTGTGGCCAGCCATAAGAGGATACAGAAAAACACCACGCTGCACGCCGCTGGTGCGTGATAAGTTGCCGATCAACCAGTGACCCTCTTTGTAATCATAAGCGACATATCGGTCTATTTCTGTTGAGTCTTCTGAGCAATAAAACCACCAAACTTCGCCGTATTGGCCATTGGCAAACGACCAAACCTTTGACTGCTGCGCCGTGTTAAAGTCGCTAAACACATAGTCAAAAACGTCGCACGGTATTTCCTGAACGCTGTTACCGTCAAATCTAAAGAAACCGCGCTGCCCCATCCAGAACACGCCCATGTCAACGTCGGCCGCAGCCTTTCGAGATATGGCCCCGCAAGAGGTTCCAACACGCTCAAAGCCGTAAACATAAGGAGGCCCAGTATAACGCGCGGTATGCGCTGACGTATCAGTCAGAATAAGCGTCTGGCCTCGCGTTCTAATGCCCTGCATGATCTGTCCGCTATCAGAAAGCTCAATGTCACCAGCTTCGTTTGTAGCCGCTGGCGTCCACAGCGTGTTGTTTTCTCGGTCACACCATGAAATTTTGCGAGGATTGCCGCCGCTACCAAGAGCAAAGATAAAACGCTCTTCTGTTACAACTAAGCCAAGATTATTTATTGGAGCATTTGCAATGGGCGCGGCTTTAGTTCCAGACCCAAGCTGCCATTCCAACAAACGCTTATCATCTTTTGAGCAGGCTACAAGATATTCGCCAAAGTTGTCTAAACTCCACGTCGTCGCCTCTAGTGGTATAGCATTCGTACTCTGCTGGATTGGCTGACCGTAATAGCCGATTCCATAAAATCCATTCCCATACCCTGTGCCAACCTCTGCATTTTCACGACCAGCAGTTAAGTCGGTGGGCGTAATATCATAGATGGTTCCGCCGCCGACCATTGCCTTTAATTCGTTGTAGGAGCCGCCAGCAAGATAGGCATCACCGGAATTTGTCTCCCAACTGTGCATACCTCGCACGGGATTTGTGCTGAACGACGCTTTTCGTTCCTGCCAACCGCCAATGGGGCGCAAGCTATTATCTCGCCACCTGACCAAACTTCCGTCGCGCCAGCGTCCAGATTGCTCTAAGTCGGTGCCGTTGCGGTAAAAGCCTGCGGGTATATCCAGCGGAACCAACGCCATCTTATTCTGGCTTTTCTGGCCAGGTTACATTGTCGGGGAATCCATCCTGCTGCGGCAAATCCCTTAAAGCACTTCTGTAATCTAGTTGGGCTTGTGTCGGCGTTCTGTCAGGCATAACCCACCAGTCAGTATTAGAAAGTAGCGCGTTTCGATCTGACCTTATAATCTTTTCGGCGTCTGGATTGCCGCCCGCGTTAAACGCGTTAATCTCTGGCTGCGTTAATTCTATGCGCTCGCCGTCAACATACTTATACATATTAGTAATCCTTCATACCGTATAATGCTACAACAGCACCAGCAGCAATGCTTGCACCTGTTTTGTGGCTAAGGTTAATCGCATTTACCGCAGTCTTTTGACCAAATGCACCACCTATAATTTGCACTTGAGTTCCACCAATGGCTGAGTCATAACCTGTACCCGCAGTAAAGTTTACTGTAGTGCCTGAGAAGGAGGTGAATTGGGATGTATCATGTGGGTTATGAATGTTTATAATACCTGAAGTTCCGGGTGTAGGAAAGTCATATGTCACGCCACCTATTTCAGGAGCTTGATCACTACCATTATTTCCAGCTACTATAATTCCGGTTGCAGCGGTTTGGGTAGCTGTTGTTGCACTACCGCTGCTATCTAAGATGCGAACACCTGTAGAACTATACTTTGAAGTAGCAATCCAAGTAGAGCCACCGTCTGTACTCACTTCAATATAAAGAGTAGCAGTGTTACCTGTGGACTTTACATTGTTTAAAACTAACTGAAAGTTTCTGTAACCTGTTGGCAATGTAAAGGTTACATCTGCGGCGCTTGACGAAAGCACAGTTTCGCTGATTAGCTCTAAACGTCGGTTAAGTTGTGTCTGAATATTGCTGGTCACGCCGTCTGTGTGGTTAAGCTCTGCCGTGGTCGCCACTAAGCCATCCAAGACGTTTAATTCTGCCGCTGTCGCCGTTACATCTGTGCCGTTGATGGTCAGTGTGCTTAGATCAGGCGCGATTGTGCCGGACGTGCCGTTTATGCCGTCAACAATCGCATCCAGCGCCGTGTTGACGGTTGTCCCCCATGTGTTCTCTGAGCCGCCAACGGTGGGCTTAGTTATGCTGATAGTCATTTAATAGCCTCGCGCTTTTTTGCACTATACCTTATTTTCCCAGCAATGGCTACGCCGCCTGCTGTTCTGTCCAAGTCGTAGCAGAAATTGATTGTTCTGTCCACGTTTCCGCGTTAACAGCTTGTTCTGTCCAAGTTTCAGGCCCGACAGGTTCGACCTGCCACTTAAAGCGCGCTGGACCAACGGTTGGAGATCCAGCAACGACATTATCCAGAGTGATGTTGTGGACCTGTGTTATGCTTGAGTCGCCGACAGTTGGCACACCAGCTGCAACACTTAGCGGGATTAAGTTGCTGACACGGCTAATCGAGACAGTCGCAACTGTCGGAACGCCGCTCGTAATGTCAGTAGACGTTAGCGCAACATTTTCAACCAGCGTTGAATTAGCAGCGGTTGGGACGCCAGTGGTGATGTCAGCTGACGTTAGACTTTGAGCGCCAGTTATAACGGATGTACTAACAACAGGTGCGCCAGCGTCAATATCCAGCGCAGTTTCATTGTGAACTTGGCTAATTGTGACATCGCCAACGGTTGGTGAGCCGGACACGATGTCGGTTGACGTTAAGTATACTTCCTCAGCCGCCGTTGCAACAGCAACAGTCGGAACGCCGGACGTAATGCCCGCTGCCGCTAGTGTGCTGACTTGGGCAATAGTGGAGGCCTCAACAGTCGGCACGCCTGTTACAATGTCAGCCCCAGTAAGGACGTGATTGTGATCTAGGTCAGGCGAGCCAACAACAGGTGCGCCGGTGGTAATATCAACGCTGGTTAAGGCTTGATCTGATGTCGCGGTGGCATCTGCAACCGTAGGCACACCCGCCGCAATATCATCAGAAGTAAGGACATGAACCTGAGAGATTGTTGAGGCAGCAACCGTGGGTGCGCCTGCAACAATGTCCACAGTAGATATAACCTGCTCGGAAGCAGCCCCGGTGTCCGCTAAGGGGGCAGCAGCTAGAGGACTAAAGCCAAGCATGTGTTACTCCTACGGTTTAGTGGGCCACGTTACGCTGTATGGAAAGCCAGCTTGATCCGGGACATTCAGCAAGTCAGTGCGATACTGTGTCCACTCAGTTTGTTTAGCTGCGGTAAGGTCTGCCCAGCGCAAAGCGTTAGACACGATAGGGTCAACCTCTGTAACCAAGCGATTGTCACGATCTGCACGAACCTGTGCGGCTGCGGCTGCATCTAGCTCTGCCTGTGTAGGCGGAACATATGCTGCGAAATCATTACCGATCAAAGCCATGACTGCATCGTTGTCGATAGTTGTATCTGTATCGGCAGGGTCAAGAGTGTAGGGTATCCAGCCGTGCTGTGGGTGGTTAATCTCTACGTTCATGCGGAGGTTGTCTGCTTGAAGGGATGCCGCATTGCGGACTTCTGTTATTGTAATGCTCATTAGGAAATCCTTACCCAGAGTCCGTTGGTGGAATAGCTTGTACCGGGGAAACTGTGGCTAATCATATATCTCCAAGTCCCCGAAAGACCAAAAGCTGTGGTCTGATTGTATGCAACTTTGGCTGCAAGATGATTGGATGTTGGGAATTCCCTAAGAGTTGAGCCACTCACAGTGTCTCCAGCATCGTAATTTGCGCTCTCCCCACCCCCTGCAATAATGTATGTTCCAACAGCACCTAATGTTGTACTAGCCCCGGGGGTAGCCCCGTCAATAGTAATAGAACCCGCCCCTGTAGCAGAGACATCATTGGTCTGATGATTAATTGTAATTGCCATTGTGGAAGTACTCTCTTAATTAAACGGCAGTCGATCCCGCCATGTCGTCCTGAGCCATTACCCAAGCATAACACTTGTCCAAGAATGCGTCACCAGATGCAGCCTGAACGTCATCTAGGTTTGCGTTGTACCGTTTGAAGTCCACCTCACGAGTGTCGTCACCGGGAGTTGCTACCGCATATGCTGACAGGTCAATCATCACGCTGAACTTTGGATCAGTTCCACGTTGACGGCTGATTGCCGCTGTCACGATGCGGTAGTAAGCGCTGTTAAAAGCGATGCCATATTGGGAGGCACCTTCTGCGATGTTGTTTTGAATAGCCATTTGGATTCTCCTATTTAGGCGTATGTTACTTCAGATGTGTGGATCGTAGCAACCCAGCGAATGTTAGTTGATGCTGCACCTGTGGCCTCAATCTTTAGGCCACCGTTTGTTGTGTCAGCGGATAGTGCCAAGCCCCAAGACGGTGTGTTGTCTAGGACAGTTGTTGCTGAGTTGACTAGCACTGTCGTACCAGCAGAACCTTCCCTGCGGATTAATCCCTCGACCTTCCATGCTGCACTTGCAGTACCACCTGATGCTTGCTGACGGGCTACGATGGTGCCGTGGAAGGCGTAAGCTGAGTTGTTGGGCAGGATGATTTGGTTTTCGTCATCTGGTGTATATGAACCGTAAAAATCAGGCCCAGTAATTAAAGGTGTTGCTGTAGCGTTTGTTGTCGCAACTCGTAAAACAAAGATGCCATGTTGACCATCGCCACTAGAACTAAATCCAAAGCCTGATATAGCAACTTTACCAATTTTATCTGATAGAGAGCCTTGCCCAATAGCTATAGAATTATAAAAAGTAGCTTGTGCGCCACTAAAATTGTACCCAGAGCCAAGTGCAACAGAACTAGCACCAGTTGCATCTGACAAAAAGCCTATTGAAACAGAGTTATTACCAGAGGCAGTGCTTCTTGCAGCTAAAGCAACAGAGCCATTACCTGAAGCTTCGTTTCTATCGCCAATTGCTACTGCATCAGATCCAGTGGCCTTTGCCAGCGATCCCATCGCAATACTATTAGCACCAGTAGCACCGTAGCTAGCCGTGTTGTTGGTAATCCCCATAGCAATACTGGCTGTACCAGAAGAATATGAATTACCTGTTGCAAAAGAATAACTATTTGTGGCTTTTGCATTTCTACCTAACGCAATAGAGTTTGCACCACTGGCAGCAGAACTATTACCAAAACTAAAAGATATTGCGCCTGAGCTTGTACTCAAAGCACCTAAAGCAACTGCATTGTTTCCAGTTG